TTCTTCGACTATAGCCGCTATCAACGGGTACATCTTAATTTTCATCACGCTCCTCCGGTGCTAGAAGATGATGCAGAGCAGTACGGTGATACCTAGCCAAGTGACAACATGAACATTGGTTAGGTGATAGCTGCCTGCATTGAGCCAAGTGCTCATGGTCCCACCAATCTCCTTCAAATCGCGCTCGGCTTCTTTGATTGATTCATCGGCAAAATCGTTAGCTTGTTTAATTTTATCCTTAATGCTGTGCATTGTTTTGTCCTCAATATCACCAGCCATAACCTTGCGGCATGAATCTGTAAGTTATTGATTTAATTGAATAAAAAAATATATTAGAGCAGTTGCTTCGTAAGCAATTGGTCGGAGGTTCAAGTCCTCTTTCCGGCACCATTTCCTTATTTATCAATAGGTTACAGCTGATTAGTTATCGTTTTGATTGTAATTAATTATCTTTTTGGTTAAATTATTCCTTCAATATTTGACGATGCGATCTGTCTTTGGGCTTGGTTTAGGTGAGCATATCGCTGCAATGAAGTGCGATCTTTCCACCCTCCTAGCTCCATAAGAATCATTTCACTCGTCCCGTTCTCAATGTGCCAGCTAGCAAATGTATGACGCATTGTGTGGAAGGTTACCCCTGCTGGTAATCCAGCTTCACGGCAAGCCTTCTTGTAGGTCTTGTTATTGATCTCACTCAACACCTTGCCTACCTTGCTGCCACCACCTACTTGCTGAACAAACACATGATCTATCCCATTGCTGAGATACCTGTGCTTTTCAATGAGGGCGTCATTCAGAGCCTTACGACGTTCCAGTACTTTCTGAGAATCTCTGTTCAGAGGTATAAGAATGTCTTCGCCCATCTTGGCATCCTCACCGGAAACACTTAGAGCAGAAAAGTCTGGCTCTATTTGATCCCACTTCAGAAGCCTCACGTTAGATGATCGCAGTCCTGTTGAGACTGCAAACCTAACCATGTCCGCTCTCAAATCATCCAAGGTATTAATCAGACTTCGAACCTGCTCAGGCTTCAGGAAGAGCTTGCTCTTCGTCTCAGGGTACACAGACAACTTAGGGACTCGATTAACGTGCTCTTTGGAGTGAGCGTAGTTAAGGATAGACCGGAAAGTTATGATGTGCTTATTGACCCAGCTGTTGCTGACTCGCTGACCAATTCTCCTCTTGGATGGTTGTACCCGCAGGTTCTCTATAAAGTCATCGATAAGAGCGATCTTCTCGAATTCCTTTATCGGCTTAGAGCCAAACACCTTAACAAGGTTGTTAGCTACTATGACCGTGGTCCTCTGCTTCTCGTCATTGTGTGCGCTTGGCTGTGCCAAATAACGCTCAGTTACTTCTTTAAATGTTAAGTTCATATCCGTCTCCGTGAAACAGAGACATGCCGCGATGTCAGATTAACACCAGCATGTCCTGAGAAAAAGGTCTGTTGCGAGGGACAGGTAGACCAAGCCTGCTTTAATAGGCGTGAGGAGGAGACGCCATACCCTCTAGGGGGAAACTAGTGAGCCTTGCTTGCCGGATCACCTTCAACATAAGGCTCGGGCAGAAGTTTTATTGCTTCGTTAAAGTCCAGCTCGGCGCCTTTCTGAGCAGCACCAATCAATGCGCTCAACAAGCCGATGGCTTGATTTGTCTGTTGAGATGAGCCCAGCTTCTCTTTACAGGTATCGCTCAGGTCATCAATCAAGTAAGGGGTGTTATCGATATTGATTAGTTGGGGTTGGTCGCTCATTTCTTTTTCCTCGCGTCATCACGCACTATTTGATAATTCCTTGGTCCACCGATGAGCAGCTTGGCTTGAGGGAACATCATCGAACTTTCAGATGGTGACCCACTTCTGCCGCACTCGGGGCATTTCAGTTTTGGTTTAGTAAAGTAGGGTTGAACTCCTGTCATCTCGACAAACACTGCATCAGTAAGCTGGAGACCTTGACCCCCAGCTGTGAGTACATGCTCCTGATGTCCTAAACGCTTTGAATGTACGTTCAGGTGTGTTTCGTGCCTGCCTTCCAAGTCAACTACCCCGCGAACAAACACTCGATGGTCAAAAGTTCCTTCGAGGTCTTCTGGGTCAAGGCTTTCACCGCCGTAAAAAACGGTTCCAGCTGATCGGGATATTCTTAGAGGCATGATTGAGTCCTAAAAAGGTAGGTCATCGTCTTCCAGAAGGAAGTCGTCAGCTGGTGGCTTGGCGCCTTGCGATGGCGCGTTATTAGCATTCGGGTTCGGCTTTGGAATCCAGTAGTCAACATTCAACTGCTGAAGGTTTCCGTCATCGCCCATCTGCTCACAGACCTTGATGTTGTATCGGAAGTCATTGCCATTATTAATGTCTAGGGCAGCCTGAAGGTCGTGTACCAGTTCTTTGCTGATCTTAATGAAGCCGTCAAACTTTGGGACGTTAGCCTTGGTAGCCCATTCGTACTGCTTGAGGCGGTTCCACTCTTCGATGCGCTTCTCTTTAGGCATCGGATATAGGCGACCCTTGCCTGCTTTTAGGGATTCAAACGCGGTTGGTTTAGTATTCATTATTGCTCTCCATGATGGATTTGTACTTGCATTGCGCCTGTTGTTCTTCTGAAAGAATCAAGAGACTCGTCTTTGTTTAACACCTCATCTTCGCCGCCCAAGAATTCAAATGCTTTGCGGTAGTCGATGGGTGGGTTCTTCATAATTACCTTGACGGTAGTCTTGCCATTGCTGACAGATGACTTGTACCGCTCGGCAATATCTTTTTTCAGGGACTCGCTGGTCTTGCCCAGCACGTCCAAGGTTTCTAGGTCGTCACCAATACGTGACCTGATGACTGCAATCCTGTTCTGCATTGCAGTCAGCCGGTTCAGTTCCTCATCGGTCTTAATAATCTCGGGAGCGTCAACCTCAATTGTTTTAACGTGATCAGCGCGGGCAACTTCATCCCTGTGCTGCTCCTGAATCCAGTTGTACCAGCAGTGGTAAAGATCGAGCCTGCTGATCGTGCCCTTCTCAGGCTGAGGCAGGTACTTGCGGCTCAGTAGTTCAGTTAGGAAGTCTTCTTTACGGTGGACTCGCTCTAACGTGTATTGTGGCTCGGCTGTTTCGTTCTTAGCCAAGTAACAAATAAAATCACACCACTCAGCATCCAGCACCTCCATCTGCATATAGACCTGCATCAGGTACATGCTGCGCTTGGGTGAGAAGATTGAGTACGGTGACTTGGTGTACTGGGGAAACGGGCACTTTATCTCTACGCACCCATCCAAACCCACGAGCCCGTCGGGGCTTGCAGCAATGAAGTCGTACTTGGGGTGAATCACAAGACCCGTCTCTTCGACGGTGTAGCCCTGCAACCCTTCAAGGAATATTCGCGCATGGTCTTCCATCATCTGCCCGTGGGCAACAGCAGGAACCATTTTAAATTCTGACTCAGCACCAGCCAGTGCTCTAACCTCTTGGCGAACCAAGTCGGCTGGCTTCATGTATGGGTGCTTGCCTTCTAGTGCAGCGCAGACAGATGCCTTGATCTTACCGGCTCGTGCCGCGTGCCATTCGGGTGATCCTTGAGCAGCTAAACTCATTTGCTAGCCCTCCACCCTTTGTCCTTACAGAGCTTTTCCCAGTTACCAGTGGTATCTGTTAAGCCTCGATTAGTTAGACCACGTTTAAACTTGTCGTAAAGCTTTGTGGCTTCACTCAGGGTCTTAGCTTCACCAAACTTCAGGTGATCCCAGATGGCTATTACTTTTTCAAGCTCTGCATCAGCATCATTTGTTTCTGAAGGTGTACTTTGCTCAGTGTTAGAAACACTTTCTTCAATATCTCTTACCTGAGAGCTAAGCCACATGGTGTAGCCCAGACCAAACTCACCCATAGCCTTAACACGACACCGCTGTTTAGCAGTATTGATGTCTGTAGCAGAGGGGGAGTCAATTGCTTTGCCTGATCGATGAACAGGAAGGTAGGTAATGTTGGTCTGCCCGCCGATAGTCATTCGGCAACGTACCTCAGCAGAACCGTCATTAAAGTAATGACATTCTCTGCCTTCTGGGTCTTCGGTGAATTCCCAGTGGTACTCGGGGAAGGTGCCCATCATTATTTCATGGGCTTTCATCCAAGGCAGATAGGTTAGGACTTGATCGCCCAGTACCTCTGTCTCGGTGCAGAATGGTGCTACGTCTATATCAGATAAGGTCGCCCAGATATGAGCGCGTGTCAGCGTATCCATGTAATGTCTCCGTAAATTCAGAAGACACTATAGCAACTCTCAGATTTATTTCAACACCTGTAAATTATTTTTTATTTTCACGCGAATTTTTTAGCAACCCAAGAAAAGACATATATGTGGCGCTGTTTCTCTTTGCGTCACCAAAAATACGACTCAATTCGGCACAGGATTCAACTTCAGCTCTTAATTCATCGCAAGAAAGCGTATTTTTTTGCGGTACTTTCATATGGCTTTCACCTCAGATGCAGCATTTATACTGCGGTAGTTTATGGTATTTCCTAACGTATGATGAACCGTTAGGAAATCTTTAATATATTAACAATCTCTTCAATGT